ACTGTTTAGTAATAAGTTTAAGTTTAATCTTACCGCCGGTCAAATCAAAATCAGGGATAAGTCTACTCATATACATGAGGGCATTACCATCATCAATATCAAAATCACCTGATTCTACAAATGAAGTAAGCGTTTCATCGTTTGCAGTAAATACACTAGGTGGTTCATTATCATATACTAAGTTACCACCAGCCGTAACACCAGTTGTAATTGTATTGCCAAACACTTCTCTATCTGCAAATGTAGTAAAGATCATTTCCCCAAAGACCCAATACTCTTGATCAGGAGAATAGATTACATAGCTGTCACATTCAGTACTATCTGTAGATGGATACAGCCAAATAATTTCTTGGAACTCAGAGTTAATACCAGCAAAAACCTTCTCAGTATAGCTTTGGTTCATTCTTTCAAAAATAAATCTTCTAACTGTACAGTTCCGTGTTTCAACTTGACCGGAAAAAGAATAGAAGTTGTCACTACCCATCCAGTATGTCACACCATTGTAATCAATAGAAGCGTGTTGTCCTATTAAACCACAGTTAGAACCGGCCTGTTCAAAGTTAAAAGTAAAAGGTGGTCCAATGTAGGTCATTGTCCATAATGAATTATCTGTCCAAATATTAATAGCACTCTTTGATCGTACTGAACCTACAATTTCTGTACCATCAGTTAAGACAACTTCACCTGATGTAGTGCTTAATGAAGGAACCCAGTTTGTTCTGTCGTCTTGGTCCGACCAACGAACCAACATAGGATCAAATGGCCCACTAATTGTAGCAGCAGCCGAGTAAGAGTTACAACCTAATGCAATTAAGTGCCTATCATTAGGAGACACAATAATTGAATTTACACTGACAGGAGAAGTTGTGACAGTTGTTGCATGTATGGGTGTTGTACTTGCATCACTATCAAAATAGAAAATATTAGTACCTTTCCTATTTGCAATAATATCCTCACCCCAGTTATCAATACTCCAATTAGCAAGTGTCAAGTTAATATCACTAGCATCAGTAGAGGAAGGAGTGCTCCAGCCACGTCCTGTTGATTGCTGATAGATTAATGCAGTCATATTAAGACTAGCTGTTATATTAGTAGTAGCACTTGCTGCGGTTAAAACACTTACAATAATTTGAGTACTAGCTACAGACACAATTGAGAACTGCGGGCCTCCTACACTGACTGTTGTCCCTGCACCATTAACAACAAAGGGCTTAGACAGAATTAAGTTACCCCCTACTGTTGCAGGAGTAACATTTATATTAGCTGGTGTAAATACTACGAAGTCTCCCGCCGTACCATTGTGAGCAGCATCACATGATATAGTAACAAGAGTATTACTTCCCGTTGTTGAAATTTTACTTATACCTACTGAGGTAGGTGGTGTAACATTATATATAGCAGCAGAATATCCTAGACCTGCTGTAGCTACTGAGGCACCCGTAGGAATATAATAATTAAAAGTAGCATTTCCAGTATCTGCTGAAGTAGCATCTGCTACTGTTGTTACATTAATTGTAAAAACATTAGAACTTGCAATAGAAGTAATTGGATATACATTTCCTGTTAGACTAACATTGCCACCAAAAACAGAAGCAGAAGTAAAATAAACATAATCACCTTTCGCCCTTCCATGCCCAGCATCAGACACACAAACCCTTGTCTCTCCAGCACTTGTTCCAAAAACACCTGTTAAAGTTACAGTAGAAATAATAGGAGTAATATCATGTATCCGATCTCCACTCATCTCATATAGTTTATCTGGTGTACCAAACACAGCACGGGCAAGTCTGTCAGTATCACGCCATGTTATTAAATCTCTAGCAGAACCATCAAAGGCTGTATTTACTCTAGTTGTGTATCCTCGCATGTTCTCGGGTTTCTGAGCACGAAACCGCACTCGATTACCATCGTACCACTTATTACCTTCAGCAAACTGCGTGGTCTCCCTGTGGAAACCCTGCTGAAATTCAAATTTTGCGAGTTTACTTGTCATTATCTAGTCATATTATTAAGCATTACCGCATCAATAGTGGTAGCACTTCTAGCTGTATAGAAAAGAATATCAGTCGCTCCTCCGGCAGATGTTGCGGTAGGGACTGTTCCACCTGCAAACTTAAACACAGAGTTAAAACTAACTGTTCGACCACCAGTAGAATCCTGAATTAAATAGTAATGTCCCGACTGTCCAGTATCCATATTACTGGGAGCAGCTAAAGCCCTATTACCGCCTAACGTTACTAAGAAAATATTTCCAGTGTCGGCATCTGAAACAACAGAAGCTGCATCAGTAAGAGTTGTAATGAAAGACTTTATAGCACTAGATACTTTAACCATTGCCGCATTCCCGTAGGAAACTGTAGCAGCAAAGCCAACCTCAGCACTAAATGTTTTAGCAGCAGTAATAGTATCTGTAGCAGATACCTTTACATAACGAATATCACCAAGAGAAGTATCAGGGATATTTGTAGCACATACTCCTACATTAAACAAAGAAGCAGTTCCTAGTCCTAGACCAGTACTATCTAGTTGGTAAACTGATGTGCCATTAGTAAAGAAATAACCATTACCACCATTAGGAACTGTTACACCATCATTACCAGCAACACGCATAATAACTGCGTTGCTTGTAGCATTAGTTGATACTGCATTTTTAATTGCATAGGTCTTGGAATTATTAGGAATTAAAACAAAGATAGATGTATGAACATCCCCTATTGATCCAGAAAACTGTAGAACAGCAGATCGTGACTGGTCTCCACTACCTTGATTTTCTGTCAATGTAACAGTTGCAGCACTGCCTAAACTTATCGTAGCATAGCCAGCAATAGCAACATCTACAAGACTAATAACACCATCATTGAGAACTTGTCCCCAAGTATTAGGATTATCACCATCACCTTGCTTAGTTAGCCTAATATTTGTTGTATAAGTTGAGGCCATGTTAAGCACCTTCTCCGTTGTTGCGTTTTAACTTTTTAATTATTGATCCTGTAATTCGGCGTATTATATCAGTTTTCCAAATGCGTAGGCCGAACCAGATGATTGTAAATAGGCTTGCAATTGCTGGAAATAATTCAATAACCGTACCGACGGTCCCCACTACTGCCACCCCATCTGCGACGTTCTTCATCACTTCTATGTTCTGTGGTGAAATTGACATATTAACACTAAGCCTCTTTAGTAGGTGAATAAGAATTAATCCAGAACATGATAAAAACTACGATCCCGTTCGTATACAGTGCAAACTTGTCGCCTTCCCAATCCAGTAGTGGTCCCATAAAAGGAGTCGGCGCAGTATTCATAAGCCACTCGCCAACTAACTGGCCTCTTTCCTCGCACGACGACCACCTAGCGTCTTTCAAGAGTGGAGAATGTACTGTCATCTCACCGGCTAGAACTTCCGCTTGATCCCTGTCTGTGCAGACGAACGCCAATATAGCTTCTTGCGCGTTGGCTGGGGCGGACAGTAACAGAACCACTGCAAATATTAAGACAGTCCTGACTATGTATTCCTTGATCATTCCAAAAGCTCCATTGCCTTGACTTACTGAGAAAGGTATTAGAATTTTCATTATCCGACTGTCCCTGCAACTGTGCCGCCGTTGTTATTGAGAGTGACTGTTCTTCCGAGCTCACGAAGCGCATAACCCGCTGCGCCGCCAGAGCCGCCGGGACCGATTGTGGTGTTAATACAGTTCAATGAGCCGGTGCTACTGTCGTAGGTGCCCGGATCGCCATGGCCACCTACTTCACCGAAACCGCCCGGACTTGCTTGTGCCCCATCCGAACCGGTGTAAAGGGGATGTAAACACGAATATCCGCCCTCGCCACTCGGTACCTGAGTAGCAAGTACACCCGCATGTCCACCACCACCGCCGCCACCACCACCGCCTCGTAGGTTGCCAGTGAGGTTGATAGTATAGGCGCCAATTCCGCCTGTAGCAGTATCCCAATAAATTGCATCACCGCCGACTGATCCGTTCTGATCTTTTGTCCCGTTCGTGCCAGTGTAACCATCTACGCTACCAGTGATATTTATGGTCAAGGTTGTGTCAGCATGTAGCGCCCCTGTTTGCATGGCATGTGTACTTGTAGCACTGACTGTTACACCTGCCCCTACATTTACAATAATCTCGGAACCAGTACTATTGTCATAACCTATTGACTGAGCCTGTGTCAAAATATTATACTGTGATGTATTTACAGAAATAGTAAGCACAAAAGCTTGTGTGCTTGCAACCGCCATCATTATATTATGAAAACCCATAAACTAGTCCTTTAACTATTTTCCAAGTGCTTGATGGTCTCTGTACTCATATCTTCGTACCAATTGGAGAGAACCTCGGACCCCACCAGACAAACGCATACATAATCCCACCTGAGTTCATATTGATCTCGTATAAAGCAAAAGAGTCACCCTCCCAGTCCACAAATGGGCCAGCAATCAGTTTATGTTTT